CTTAGAGAGTCTTAGAGTGTCTTTAAGTCTCTTAGAGTGTATTTAAGCTTCTTTAAGATATTGTTCTTATTGTTTAATCTACAATTCACTAATCTTAGAGGTCTCTAAGTAATCTTAAAGAGGGATTATTGAGACTTGTCAATAGCTTTTTTCTCTACCCTTATACGATCATTGATTCAAAGGGTTGATTAGTAATGATTTACAACGATTACCAAGTGAGGATGTTTTGACCACCTTTGCGTGTCTTAAAGTATGCCTCTGCATATTTTGCTAGCTCCATCTTAAGCACGTCCTCCTTTCGCTCTAGGATGCGTTCTGACGCGTCTTGTGACATTTGGGCCGTCCAGTATCCAACTGCCATCGCAAGCGCGTCTAAGCGGTCGTCATGCGTCACTGCGCCCCTGTCACGAGTTATACGAGTCATCTGGTAGATCAACTGGTATTTCAGTGCGTGGTCTTTAGGATAGCTCTGGGTCGTCTCGTAGTCGGTCTGGATGACCTTAGGGTCAACAACAAGCTTGTGCCCTGTCATCACTGGCTCCAGGGTGTCAATGATCCTTCGTTCTTTCTGTGTGCTGTGCCTGACCTCCTCAATGGTGCACGGGTGGACCTTGCGAAGTATTGGTTTCAGTAGTTCAACAAACATACCATCCCCAAAGTTACTCTCCACGACGATCTCGTTGACCTTGTGTTCCTTAGCGGTCATCGAGAGGAACTTAAGGGTTTCCTCTGAGTATCCCCCTTGGACCCCACCAGCCGCTGTGACATACAGGAACCCATTGAGCATCTTAACGACTGCGTATCCTGTTTCGTCCTTGCCACGCCCTGACGGGTCAATTGACATGACACTCCCGGTATACTTAACGTGGTCGCCAAGCACCTTCATCGGTCGATAGAATCGGTCTCCGGTCATCCCTACGTTAGGTATCGAGCCGTCCCATTCGAGCTCGGGGTTCCGTGCCCACACTAGTCGTTCTGGGGCCAGTTCGTTATCAAGGGACATCACAATGAGGTCCGCAAGCTTGAGCGGATACTTCTCGACGTCACTAAGGTTTGAATCCAACATAAATTGAAGAGCATACCCGGCAGAGCCATAGGATACTTTACGTTCGGCAAGGTCAACATCAGAGAACCGCAGTGGCTCAGTGGACCTTCCTTTTTGTTCTATATCAACACAACAATCAGAAATGTGCCCATCGTAACGCTTAGTGCTTTGTGCTGGGGTAACATACTGAGCAGGCCAGATCTTTGTCTGGTAGCCCCGCTCTGTGAGTTGTCGATATATTGTGTCTTCGCATTGTGGTGTTCCTAGAAAGATTATCTTCGCGTCCTCGAGCGGCTTAAGGATCGCATCAAACTCTTTGACTTGTTCTCCGAGCTTGTCTCGCATCATTTGGGTCGCTGAGTTGTTTGGGACCTCTACGTCATCGGCAACAATAATGTCTGCGCGACTCCCTGTCAGTTGAGATGTAATACCCAGGGACTTGACTGAGGGCGCGTGGGCGGCTGGGGCTGGACCGACGTCGAACGAGATCTTACTGAATCGTTGTCTGTCTTGGGGGATGAGGTGCTTAAGTAAGGGCATCTCATGGATAAGCCTAAGAGTAAAAGTTGAGAAGTCATCTGCTCGAGTTTTTGAAGCAGAGACAACAAGTATATTCTTTGAGGGATCGAGGAGCAACTGGTGGACAACGTAAGCAGAGCAGATCCAACTCTTTCCAACGCCTCGAAAGCCTTGAATAACTGCTCGCTTGTCTCCGTGCTGCATGTAATCCGCGATTTCATATTGAATTTTAGTAGGGTCGGGCAGGTTGAGTTGCTTCCACACCAGGTAGAGGAAGTTACGGAAGTCTTTAAGCTGTGTTGCTGTTTGTTTTATATCAGCCATTTCGCGAGCGATTTAGTCTTTTTGATTGAATCCTCAAGTTTGCCCGTGTGTTGTTCTGGGGGTTCCTGTCTTTATGATCAACGTCCTTCCCCTCCAGAGTCTTTCTCCCTACCTTTTTAATCATCAACCTACGTGCAGCGTTACGCCCGGCCCTGCGTTTCTTCTGGGTGGGCTTAGCGTGGTAGGTGTTGTATTCGTTCTTGTAATTCCTATCCATTGGGCGCCATGGCTACTATTCGATCTACATTATCATCATGGAATGGCAGTGCGTTCACCAGTTCGTGGAGTGGGGAGCTCTCTGTGACCACGGCACTCACGTTGTTATCTTTGAGGAACTGCCTGACTGTTGATAGGTCTGCGGTTGTTGCCTCTCCTGACTTAACACGCATCAAGAACTCATCTATGAGGAGGTCCTGGAGCTCGTATAGTTTGTCTGATTTATCCATATTATTTAATTTCCTTAATGATTTTGATAGCAAGGTAAGTTAGTGTGGCTAGTCCTACACAGATAGCAACAACCGCATTAACACTTTCAAGCGTAAGGGTCCCAAGGAGTCCTGTGAATCCAATAAGTGAGGGCATGTATGATGAGTTCATGTTACTGGGCTTTGTAAGAGTCAATGAGGCGCTGTTGGAGCTCTGGGTTCTCTTCCAAGACTTGTCTTTTAGCCGCAACATTGTATGCAGTAATGATTCTTCTGATTGCTTTTGCTTTCGGGCTTGAAGAAGATAGAGAATTCCTTGAGTCGGACTCAGGCAATGACTGGTATCGTTTGTCTTTAAACATAGTTCCGAGTCGATCTCGCAGAGTTTTCCCTCCAAGCTTCTGAGTCCCCACAAGTTCCATTAGTCTCGCATATGTTTGTTGTTTTGTGACAGGGTTGTAGTGATCACGCATGTCCAAGTCCTCAAAGCCTTGCCTAAGAGTAGTAGAGGGTTTTCCAAAACCAGCGCCTAAGTTCCCTAATTCATAATCTACAATATTCTTTGCGACATCTTTTGAGTAAACGGGATCAACCAGGCCTTTAAGTCCTCCTGAAGACTCGAGGGTCTCAACGTCTCCTAAGAAATTATACCGAGGTGGGAGGTTACCCGCTAAGCCTGGTGTTCTTTTAATCATGTAATCCATGATCCCTCTAACTTCTCTGAGTGGTCGGTCTTCTTGGACGTTCATTGTTTGGTTTGCAAAGTTAGGCACAAACCCACCTGCTATGCCCCCTAAGAACTTCTCAGTGTTATTAAGAGGGTCTTTTGCAACATTAAACAGGTTGTCAATCCCTTGAACGTAGGACTTGTTCGTAATGTTATTGGAGAATGCGAGTGCCAACACCCCAAATATTGTCCCTGAATCTTTCTCATCAAACTCGTTATATTCAAGCCCTTCGTTAATATCCGCAATAATTCCTAACATTGTGGCCATTGGGTCCATCCGTTGATAGCTGTGGATTCGGTCACCAATTCTAATTGAGTAAGGTTGATTATCTAGTAACCAAGCCTTCCGGGCGTTCTTTTCACGGGGCCCATACCCACTAATCATCTTTGAGGAGTCCTGGCTTCCAAGTATGTAAATTAAGGAAGCAGTGGTAGCAACTGACATTGCGATCTTTCCTTGAATCTCAGCGCGTTCTGTGCGATTCCCTTTAGTTAATCCCTCTCTATATTTAGAGCTAAGCATTTTTGTAGCATGGAAAGGAAGCCCAAACGGTGACCTTTCAATACCAAATTGAAGTATGTTAGTAGGGGTGCGAACAAACGGAACAACAGCAGTCATCCAAGGGTTCTGCACAATGATGTTTGAGAGTCCCTTAACGATGCTGTTATTGGAGTCTTGGGTATGTGTGTTAATCTTTGCCCCTTGCTCAGCACGGGCCGCCAGGGCCCCTCGGTTCCCAAAGTCAACTTCTACACCGTCCTCAGTAATGAAGCGTTTCTCTTCTTTTTGTTTCTTGATGTAGTTAGTGATGAAAGTCTCCCTTTCAGAGAACCTGAGGTTTTTCTTATCGGCTAGTTCCTTAGCAGTCATTACCAGGTTCTTTTCGTTAAAGACACGCCCAGTCTCAGTGATGTGTGCATTAACCCCTTTGTGGACATACTCCCCAAGCTGGTTACCTTTTAATCCCTTTTCTTTGCCTTTGAGGGCTAATTCGGTCATCACATAGCTTCGGTAAGACATCGCCTTAAACAACTCGTCCCCTGTGAGGAGTCCTCGTGAAGGTAGCCTTACAATGGTCCCAATGGTGTTTATAGCCGCCCCAAAGGCACCTGATCGGTCTGATTGGATTGCGTTCATGCTTTCTTTAGAATCATCAAACTGCCTTGAGTTAGGAATACTGATTGCCTCCCCAGACTTCGCAGCCCTTACCGCTAAGTTATACGAATCCATAATAGCCTTAGAGTCGAAAGCGTAGCGTAGGGTTTCCCTAGCAAGCTCAAAGTCTCCAGTTAATGCTGCACCCCCTGCTCGCTCTAGGGTCCGAAGTCCATAGGTAATAGCAGAACCAATCATGTTGACCTCGAAGGTAGATATCCCAGAGAGCAACGAGTTAATCCAATACTCACGGACAACATCAAACATACGTTTGCCCATTGCTTGCTTAACAATTTTGTTGAGTCCCGCTTCGATTCCATCAGCAGTGCGTGCTGTAAGAATTAGTTGTAGTAGCTTCTCTTGCCCCATGCTGCCTCGTCGGGCACTTTTGTAAGCCTGGATAGCCTCCGTGCTCTGCTCTTGGAGTTGTTGTAGTGAGTTATCAAACCTCTTGGACTTAACATCCCCATAAATAAACTTACGCTGAAGCATCGCTAATGAGGGGTAACGACCATACAGCCCCCAGAGACGCTGAGTGCTGACCATTAACTCCATCTGTTGGAGCACTTGGGCATACTTTACGTCATACATGTCCAGTAGCTCAGGGTCTGCGTTCTTCTGAGTTTTCTTAAGGATATCACTAGCCTCCTTGGCTAAGTTGTGAACGTCTTCTGCAATAAGGTTGTTAAGCATCTTGATTGCAAGTTGATCCTTAAGCATCTCATCAAAAGTCTCTTCAAGCTTCCCTCCTTTGCCCTCAAGCTCTTTGACCATCTTCTCAACATTGTGAGGATTGACCCCAAAGGCCTCGCTTAGCTCCTTATTGATTCTCTCTACGCTTTGCTTGGGGTTCAGTAGCTCACCCGCTGATGTTTTAGGAATTTTGTTATTCTTAGTAAGGAACTCTATCTGTTCCCCAGCCAAAGCCCTTGCAATAGTTATAAAGTCTTTCTCTTCTGAGATAGTCCTAATGACTCCTTTGATTGCGTCTACGCCCCCTCCTGGGCCTGCATCTTTGAGCGCCCGTTTAATGACTTCTGTAAGCGCATCTTCATAGGCCGCAGGGTCACTTGTTGCCGGGTCCATTGGGTTACCGTCTTTATCTACAACACGGCCAATAGGCACTTCGTCTTGTGGTTTAACCGCTTTGACCTTACCCCCACGAGCTTTTAGATATAGCTCTGCTTCCCTCTGAATGTTATCAGGAAGGTTCCTTAAGTTGATTTCTTTCTGAGAAGCATCCAGGAAGGTCACCTCGACATGGTCAGGGCGCCCGTTGCCCTCTTTTATCTCCTTGATGTCTAAGGTGATATTAGCGTCAGAGGCTGCTTGCCTTAAGAACTTACCGTTGCGAACTTGAGTGATGATTTGTTTCTTGTTTGTATCAAATGCATCCTCTCTTATTAGCTTCATTGCCTTGCCTTGCGCCAACTCTGGGGACTTAGCTTTGGCCTTAAAGGTCCTGACCTTCCCTGTTGGGTCTGTAACTTTTATCTCATAAGCTCCTTTACCTTTACCTTTACCAGAGGGTGTTATTTCAATGTCTGAAAATGACTTAACTCTAGTAGTTTCAAACTTATAATTATCAATGTTAACTTTATCATCAAACTTAATAACATTAGCTTTAACAGAAGCTTCACGGGCATCCCTTGCTTTTATAATAGTGCTATTAAAAATCTTATCTACCTCCCGCATCATAGCTTTGCTATCTTCAAAAGACACTCCTGCCTTTTTAAATGATTCTTCTAGTTTGCCTTCTGATACTCCGCGATATAGATCAGTCCCACTAAGTTCTTTGACTAGTTTTGCAAACGCTTTGTTAATCTTCACCCCATACTTGGTGGCGGTATTCATCAAGAACCCTAAGCCCTTTTCAAGCTTAGCGCCTGTCCCCGCCATACTCATTTGTTCAAGGCCACTGATCTCATCATAGGCATCTATAGGAGTATACTTTCCTGAAACAGTCTCAGGGTTTTTCCCTGACATTCTAAATGTTTGGTTGTCCTTAAATACTGAATTACTAACGGACAATACCTCATCAAGCATAGAGGATTCTTGAGGTTTAAAGCCAAGTATCTTAGCGATTAACTCTTTAAACTTTGTGTATACAGTCGCAGGTTTCTTGCCTTTAGTGATTGTGATTGAAGCTAGTTCTCTTTGGAACTGAGGGTCCATAAAAGCCTGTGTGACAAACTCATGGATATTACCAAGTCCATAGTTAGCCCCTTTACCCATGACCTCATCAGGAACTCCCGCAGCCCCTTTCTTACCCCCCTCGCGCAACAATGCTGATTGCCCCATACGGTCTACCGCTGTCAGGTAAAGATCCCCTAATTCCCTAATAGAAGCAGGCACTTGCTCCCCTTTTGCATCCTTGCCTGTTTTTACTAGTTTACCCAGTTCCTCTAAATATTTAGTGCCTTGGATATTGTTACCTTTTGCGTCCTTAACGGAAAAATTCTTATATATAATATCAGACGAAAGAGAGTGAACATATTCGTGAACAACTGTAGAAAGTTGGTCGTCATCATACAGCCTGACTCTTGATTGTTGGTTATTAACTTTTCCCTCATACCTAGCTCTCCCTTCTTTTCCTACTTCTATCTCTACCTTTTCTAAAGTATCTCCAAACCTATCTCTTAATGTTTTTAATACATTAACTTGGTTTATTGTTGCTTCGTTATATGTGCCTTTAGTCCCATTTATTGATGAAATTAATCTATCAACAAATCCTAAAGATCCCGTTTCTCCTTCAACTCTAAACTTACTAAGTTCAATTACAGCAGAATCATCACGTTGACGCGTGGCGTAATTATATACATCTTCAGCACTAGCTTTACGGCCTCCTGCGCCTGCTGTAGCAAAATCTATTCGCCCCGTAGCCTCATCAATAACAAAATCATCAAGTTTTAATCCCTTCTCTGTTATGAATTCTTCCATCTCCTCCGGGGTAGCTTTTTTAGCAGACTGCCCGTTGATCCCTGTCAGAGGGTCATCAAGTTTCCCGTATTCAAACTTAACAGCATCCTCACTTCCTTCCGCAAGCGCTTCATCTACAGCATCTTCCGGGGATTTACCTTCCGCAATCTTCTTGTTACGGTTCTTAATCAGCTTCACACTTGAAATAAACGGAGCAAGGATAGCCCCTACACCTGCCTCAATGAAGACACCCTCTAAGGCATTCTTAAAGCGCCCTTCAATCTCCCCATCTTCCTCAGCCGATTTGAGATACTCTGTGACTGGGTTCTGTAGTCCTGGGTATTGATACAAAAGGTTACTTAGTCGTTCTTCTTGGGCATCAAACATCAAGAAGTCGGAGGCCACCCCTGCTGCCAATCCGTCCCCAAACCTTTTTAACTTGGTATTCTTTGCAAGCTTACGTGCTTCTTGGTGAGATAGTTTCCCCCCTCTAGCAATCTTATTAGCTACGCTTGTTCCTAGATACTTCCTAGCGTTAGCTACGCGTCCCACTCTCCCTAATACGCCTACACCAGGAACAAACCCAGTAAGGAACTGTGACATGCCCTCTACTAAACTCCCTGCCATCGTATTGGAAGTGCCTAGTAGTCTTGTGTCGTAGTCGGGAAGCATATCACCTACCACGAAGTCGGCGAAGTCGTATAGCCCTTTGACACCCCCCTCAACGCCTCGAAAGGGGGCCGCAAGTGTGTCTGAGAGGGAAAAGAACTCCTGCTCTGGGGTTTCATCATCCAGTGAGCGCGCCCCTGCGCTAGCAAAGGCATCAAGTGAAGTGGGATCTATAGCCATGTTTGTTGTTGGTTACTTTTTAGAGTTTTGTTTTTTAACAGCACGCGTGACAACATTAAGAGTGTCCGCGTCCTTTTGGTTAAGTTGTTTCATCAGTTTTTTAACTAGTTTAGGCCACCCTGGATTAGTCT